AACACGTCCTCCAACACGCTTAGCAACTACGGTTGGCGGCCTTGTCCTGGGTAAATTTAGATTGATAAGATTACGGTTTTATCAACAAGACTTGAGTAACTCAAGAGAGCCTAATTCCTTCGCCTTTAAAGCGTAAACACATCGATAATGGCATGATGCTTAGTAGCCAAAGGGTGAACACCAGGCATGTCGACAATTTTTAATAGAATAGTTGAAGAAAACAACCTTTACAAGGCATACCGGAAGGCCCTTAAAGGCAAAAACAAATACACCAAAGAGGCTATATGGTTTTCAAGAGATGAGACCTATAACCTGGAAGCATTAAGGCAAAGCCTGATAGATGAAACATATCGGTTTGACGGATACATGCGGTTCACAGTTTATGAGCCCAAGGAAAGGATTATTGACGCTCCGCATTTTAAGGACAAGATAGTCCAACTGGCCATAAACAATGTTCTAAAAGAAATCTATAACCCATGCTTTATCCATGACTCCTATGCTTCCATCGACAATAAGGGCACACACAAATGCGTAGATAGAATTCAGCATTTTATCCGCAAAGCCAAGTGGCAGTATGGCGAAGACGCTTATATTATCAAGGTTGATATTAGGAAATTCTTTTATTCCATTGACAGGGATATCCTAAAATCATTCTTGCCCAAGAAGATAAAGTGCAAAAAGACACTGCGCCTTATCTACCACATAATAGATAGCGCAGAGGTAATAGATGATTTAGGGCTACCGCTGGGGAACACACTCAGCCAGATATGCGCCAACATTTATCTAAACAAGCTGGATCAGTATTGCAAGAGAAAACTGAGCCTTAAATATGTGGTCCGATATATGGATGATGTAATAATAGTTGTGGAAAACAAAGAGAAAGCCAGGGAGATTAACAACCTGGTTTCTTCTTTTGTTAGGCAGGAATTAAACCTTGTGTGCAACGAGGACAAGACAAAGATATTCCCTATCAACCAGGGCGTGAACGCCGTAGGCTTTAAGATACACGCCACACATAGACTGCTGCGGAATGACAGTAAAAAGACCATCAAACGAAAGGCCAAAAAGATACGGTATTTGCTTATTGATGGGCAAATGACCAAGGAAAAAGCAGAACAGATACTCAATAGCTGGCTAGGCCATGCGAAACATGGGAATAGCCGCAATTTCATCCAACAGCTCCTCGAAAGGAACGATTACATTTACATCGACAAGAAAGGGGCACTAAGGGTTGATATGTCAAAGTTGTAAGGGGAGGGTGATCAAATGTTAATTAAAGACGGGGATTGCTTTAGGCTATATCCCTGGAAGGTAAGATATAGGCAACATGGCCAGGAAATAGAACAGTGGGCACTGCCAAGTAAGGAATGGTGGACTGACTTTGCAGACAGATGGGAGCACACAGAGATACTGGAATTCATCGAAGTCGAATTAACTGAAGAACAGCTAGCAAGATTTGAACAGGTAAAGCATGGCATCCCTGAAGCGTTTAGAGAAGTGTGCGTAGAGTATATTCTTGACGGTAAGTTCCCGGATGAAGGCGTAAGCTGCACCATTACCAAGTTGCAGATGCTCAAAAACAACATGGAGCGCAGGGAAGACATAGACGTTGTGGCAGACTCGGTTGTGATAGCATTGATGGATATTGACGATGTGGCAGAAATGCTGGTATATGCTCTGCAAAAAATTGACGAACTGGAGGCGAGAATAGATGGTTAAGCTGTGGGTTTACAGGATCAAGAAAGGCCTAAACACCATTGATGATGTTCCTGAAAGGTATCGGGAACAGGTAAGGCAAGAACTACTGGACTAATGAGATGGTTGCAGTAGCGGTAGTTGCAAGAAGGATTACCCAGGAACAATACAAGGACATTACAGGAGAGAATCTTACAGTAGAAGATGTTGCACATTAGACTTATACTGTGACACAACGATAACGCCTAGCCGGGGCGTATTTTTATGCCCCGACAGAAAGGGGAGGTAAAGAGATGGAGGGCGCAGTAGTAAAGGTAAAAGTCCGGGAGCATGACGATATGCTCCGGGAGCACAGCCGGCGGCTAGACAAGATCGAGCAAGACACGGCCGAGTTTAGGGTGTATATCAAAAACCTATGCCTAAAGATTGACGAGCTCACAGGCTGGATCAAGGCCCTCGTGTTGGCCATAATCGGCACATTCGGGGGCTTTATTATTTGGTATATCCAGAGCTTACCGAGGGGGTGAATAAGTGAGGGTATTTCTTGATCCGGGACATGGTGGAAAGGATCCGGGGGCTATGGGAAACGGCTTGAAAGAGAAGGGCCTAACTCTAGCCATCGCACGACAGACCGGCAAGCTGTTAGAGGCCCAAGGGGTGGACGTGCTTTATTCGAGGACCGGCGACGTGTTCGTCGGGCTGTCTGAGCGTGCTGCTATGGCCAACCAACTAGGGGCGCACGTCTTTGTATCCATACACATCAATTCGGCGACCAACACAACCGCCAGAGGGGTAGAGACGTTCAGCTATCCCGGCAGCGCCCAAGGTGAGCGGTTGGCCCGGGCGGTGCAAAATGCGATAGTACAAGCCAAAATCTTTAGCCACAACCGAGGTATTAAGACGGCAGACTTTGCGGTGTTGAGGGAGACCGCTATGCCGGCAGCACTGGTGGAGCTTGGCTTTATAGTCAATGCGCAGGACGCGAAGCTGCTAGGAGAGCGACAGGCAGACATAGCTCAAGCTATCGCCAAAGGAATCATGGGCTACCTGGGGGTGCAGCCGAAGGCACCGGCGCCGAAGTCAGCACCGCCGAAAACAAAGACTGAGAGTGATCTGGCTTGGGAATGGGCAAAAGCTAAAGGGCTGCTAGACGGCACCAGGCCGAAAGATCAGATCCTCCGGGAGGATTTTGCGGTAGTGCTAAAACGTTTTGCCGATAAAGCGGGGCTGAGGATATGAGGTTTTCTAAATGGATCGTAAGCCTTATTGTACTGCTCAATGTTGGCTTTACCGTGGCCGTGCTTTACACCTTCCTACGTGTGGGCACCGAGCCGACCACGCTTATAGCAGCTTGGTTCGCGTTTACCACCGGTGAACTATGGCTGCTGGCGACAATAAAGAAGACTGAGGTTAAGGAGGGGCAAGATGAATATCGAAGTGGTTGCTAAGGTGATAATTCCGCTGCTGGGGGCCATCATCACCTATATCCTCATACCGTACGTACGGGCCAAGACGACAAAAGAGCAGCGCGACAATGTTTATTTTTGGGTTCGGGTGGCTGTTGGTGCTGCTGAACAGGTTTACAAAGAAAAAGGACAGGGGAGGCTCAAAAAAGAGTACGTTATAGAATTTCTAACTAGCCAGGGAATAAATATCACCTTGCAGGAACTGGATATTCTGATCGAGGCGGCCGTAAAAGAGCTAAATATTATCCAAGATAAAGCAAACCAGGGTTAAATCCCTGGTTTTTTCCTTTTTGGGGTGCCAACTACTGCCGATTGGCAGGAGAGCGTGCTGGCTTGTCCCGTGTTGCCTTTTCCTTATCTGAGCATACAAACACCTTAGCAGGGGTAATATCGTTCGTTGTAGGCCGTCCTGGGAGGGGTTTCCTTCCTGGGGCGGCCTTTTTATTTTGTCGAAAATTAGCGGAAAGAAAATAGGAAAAAAGTTGAGAAAAACTTAAAAAAAGATGGGAAAAAGGGTTGACAGTATGACGTTATGACGGTATAATATAATCAAGAAGTAAGAACAAGGGAGGCAAACCGAAATGACGAAGAAAAGAGTCAGCGAGCTAATCAAAAAGTATAACATCCGCCTAGCCCGCCAGAACGGGCAGGAGGGAATCCGGGTATTCGGGAAACCGTCCCGGCAAGAAATCGCCGAGTTAAAAAACCTGAAGCCGGAGATCATGGCCGAGCTGAAGCGGCAGCGCGATGAACAGATCGCTCGCGAACGTGCCGAAGCTGAAGCCGCCGAACGGAAGCGCGAGGAAGAACGCAATTCCATCCTCAGTGGCGAGAAGAAGATCGAAGTCCGGTTTCATGATGGCGAATACCTCACCGGCTACCAGGTCTTCGGCGAAGCCGCCGAGCTGCTGAAGGGCCTTGGTCTTGCGAAAGACGTTCGCGGCTGGGGAACGCAGGTTCCCAACGAACTGGTGAAGGCCCTGGGCGAATCCTTCACCTACCAGCAGGCGGTCGGGTTTGCACAGCCTGCACAGCAGAAGGCCGAGGCCGAGAAAGCGGCCCGTATAGAAGAGCGCAAGGCCAAGTTCCAGGAAGCCCGCGAGACCGGTGAGAAAGTTCTCCTCTCGAAAGTTACCGCTGGCTGTGATGGAAGCGTGAACGAGTGCTCACTCGACATCATCTACACATGGGCGAACCCCGACGGGACCGTGACCGAGGAACGCATACACACTCACTGAGAACCGGCCCGATGAAGCGAAAGCGGAGGGCAATACATAGCCCGCAGGCCCGCTGAAGGGGCCGGGGCAGAAAGGAGAAAGGAAAATGAAAAAGTACGAGTTCTGGCGGCACAAGAGTGGCGAACTATTCGCCATTAAGCTGGTGGAGGGTAGGGTGGTTAGCGCGGTTGGGCCACTCCACCACGAGGAAGCCCGGAACACTCCGCTGGACGAATTCGAATACCTCGACCACGACGCCGCTGACAACGGCGCCTGGGTCGAGGAGCACCGCGACGAGTTCCAACTTGCTGAATAGCCGCCCGCCCGATGACGGCCTGTGGCCCGAGGGCGTACATAGCCTGCGGGTGCGAAAAGGCGCCGGGGCGAAAGGAGAATAAAAGTGAAAAAAGTAAAAGCAATCAAAAATACCGACCGCAAGAAAGACTCTGTTCGTTGTTTGTACGAGGCCGCGTCCCAGGTGTTCGAGCTTCCTACATGGAACGAGATCGTTGAGTTCGCGACCACGGGGACTCTCCCGGAGTTCCCGGATAAGAGTGGGACCCCGCACAGGGGTTACATGGCGGCCCGGCTGGAAACGGCCGATGGCCTGGAGGGAATCCTCGTCGAAACCGACGGCGGCCGCCGGATTTGGCTACGGAACTACCGAGAGCCGTTCGGCTACCCGATGCCTAGCGGGTTCAGTCAGATCGAGATCGAGTTTCTTCCACCATCCCTGGCCGCCGCTGGAATGATTATCTGGCACATATGGGAGTCTCGTTATGGTTCCCTGAACGACGGCTTCTTCCAGGTGGAGCTTTCCGATGGTTCCACCGTAGACGGTGACAATTACGACGGCCCCGTTCATCCGGAGTTGGGCCGTGCCCGGTTTGACGAAGGCTGGAGAGCCGAGCATCCGGAACTAGCTGCCGTGGTTCCAGCGCTCTAAAGGCCGCCGGGAGCCCATCCCGGCGCTAAAAAAAAGGAGGAGTCAGAATGAAACGCACAGACATTCGGCTCCCTCTGTGGCTCCATGAGGCCCTAACGCAAAAGGGCCGAGCCGCCGGGGAGTCGCTGAACCAAACCATGGTCGACATACTGGCATCTGCCATTCTCACCGCCCACATCGACGAATACCTAGCCGACATTTGGCTGGGCGAGATCACCCGGTACTGTCTGATTCGTTCGGCTGGCCGCTACGCTTTTGTGTGGGGGGTCGATACTTTCCCCGCCGACGAAGGTTTAGTTCCAGCAGTCAACGTTGAACTTCAAGAAGGAGGCATCCTGTGGTTCTCCACCGTGGAGGGTGCGAAGGGCGCTGCTGCCGAGGCGTTTGCGGCCCTGGAGCAGCAAGGGGAGGACGTGGCCGACCTTCGAGAGGCATTTGGCCTCCCGGACTAGGCATCCAGCCCGATGATGGCCTACTAGGCCGTCCTGGGAGGGGGTTTCCTTCCTGGGGCGGTCTTTTTTTGTTTGTCGAAAATTAGCGGAAAGAAAATAGGAAAAAAGTTGAGAAAAACTTAAAAAAGATGTGAAAAAGGCTTGACAGTACCGCGATACTGTGGTACAATGTATATAGAAAGAGGGAACATAAAGGAGGCCACAAAGATGGAAACGTTGCACGAAGTAAGAGACCCGGGCAAGGTGAAAAGACTAGTTGAGAGCATAAAACAAAACGGCTGGCAAGGGCCACCACTGGTAGCCTGGGGAGATCAGCTAATTACTGGAACTCATAGGTATGCTGCTTGGCGTGAACTTGATCGTTTTGACTACGACCTTCCCACCATACAGCTGGACGATGTTTTTGCTGAAGCTGGCATGGATATCATTGATATCCATGCAAAGTACGATTACCCGACAGTTGTTGAGTCGCTGTTTGTGGACTTTATCCTTGAGCTGCCGGAGGAGATCCGGGAGAAGTACGGTATCGACATTAGATAAAGGCACAGGGGCACGAAAAAGGAGGGTTAAGAATGAGTGAGAAAAAACTAGCATACGTGTCAATCCATGTAAGGCTTCTGGACGAGCAGTACGAATGGCTAAGAAAGTACTGCTACGAAAACCGGATTCCGCAGGCGGAGGTCATCAGGGAAGCATTAGAACTTTTCAAAAAAGAAAAGGAGGGCGAGTAAGTGTATAACGTATGTGAAAAACTTCGCATTAGGTATTGACACGAGAAGAATACTCACATATAATCTAGATAAAGGCGAAGATACTTCACACTAGGTGGTGATACATATGGAATTGAAGATAAAGCGCAAGAAGAAACTTCTCACTCAACAACAATTAGCTGAATTGGTTGGTGTTGACAGGACTCTTATTTCTAAAATTGAAAGCGGTGCTGTAACTCCAAGTGTTACCACAGCCAAAAAAATAGCCGCTGTACTGGGCTTCGACTGGGTGAGGTTCTTCGAAGACGATAGCAATGACGAGCAGGCGGCTAGTAAAGAGGTAGTATAGGAGGACTATAAACCGGCACTGAAAAAGGAGGTGGTAGCGTAATGGTCAGCTGGACATGCCCCCGGCGTAACAGGGAAATGTATTCGTCCTGGGATCGGCGGGACGAAAAGGTCGTGGTGTGTCTTTACTGCGAGGGCACGTTTGAAAACCCGTATTACGGAAAGGAGGGGGGGAAAATGCGGGTACTGACTCAATTCACCGGCACCGTTCGTGATTTTCGACGGTGGCTGCGACGGCAAAAGTGCCAGAAGGAGGTATGTAGGCATGCATCCAACAAAAATAGCCGCCCCCGAAGGAGCGGCACACGAAAAGATTTGTCAGGTTCATGATACCATGCCGCGGACTATTGAGCAAGCTGTGGTCCAGTTTCGGGCCGGGCTGGAAGGTCTACGGCAGTTTATAACTGTCGTTGGTGTGCAGTGCTATATGGGCGGTTACTCAGAGGTGCAGGTTGCAACTCCACAGGATCTGGAGTATTTGCCGGGCCCAGCTACCGTTACCTCACGGAGTAACGCGGACTACCCGTACAAAATGAGCAAAAATGTTATGGGTATCGAGTTTGTAACGATTCTAAAGGAGGATCCAAATGAAAGATGAACTTTGCGCCGCCTGTGGCCGTCCGCTGGGCCGCATGGCCTACGAAACCCCTAGCGGAGACCTGGTGCACCCGGACGAACGGTGTCTGGCGGAATATATCGGAGCTACGTTGTCGGTGTCAGATTCGATCTTGTTTAGCGGTAGGAGCGGTAGGGAGGTGTCGTGTGGTGCTTAAACCTCTAACCCTTGACCGCTTTTCCCAGGGTCTTTGTGATCCCCAAGAGGCCCCGGTAGTGGCCACCTGCGCTGCTTGCGGTGGCGAGATATACGACGGTGACTTGGTGTATGTGATACCCGGCGGAGATATTTTGCACGGGGATACTGAGTGCTTGGTGGATTACATTGGTGCAAGCCTAATGTCGGCAGAAGAAGTCTTAGGGGTGGGTGCATAATGCAAGCTGAGGTGTTGGTCCCAACCCTGAACATGGAGCGTGAACAGTGGCTCGAACACCGGCGGCGCGGCATAGGTGGGTCCGATGCCGCCGCCATCGCCGGACTGAATCCCTGGAAAAGCCCAATCGAAGTCTATTTAGACAAAATTGGAGAATTGCCAAAACAAGAGGACAACGAAAAGATGTATTGGGGAAGGGTATTAGAGGATATTGTAGCAAAAGAATTTGCGAAAAGAACAGGCAAAAAGGTCCGTCGCAGAAATGCAATACTGCAACATTTGGAATATGAATTCATGTTAGCAAACATAGATAGAGAATTAGTAGGCGAAAAAGTTGGGCTAGAGTGCAAAACTGCTAGCGAATATACGAAAGACGAATGGAAAGATGACAAAGTTCCCGAACAATATATCCTGCAATGCCAACACTATATGGCAGTGACAGGATATCAGGGCTGGTGGATAGCTGCATTAATTGGTGGCAACAAATTTATCTATAAATATATCGAAAGAGACGAAGAAATTATCAATTACCTTATACAGATTGAAACAGAGTTTTGGCGAATGGTTGAAAATAAAACTCCGCCAGCTGTAGATGGCTCTAAATCTAGCACAGAAGTGTTAAAAATTTTGTATCCAGAAAGCGAACCTGATACTGAAATTGTATTACCAGCAGAAGCAGAAGTGCTGATAGAAGAATATGAGCTTGCAGCAGCTGAGGAGAAGAAAGCAAAGGAACGAAAAGAAGAAGCAGCTAATAAACTGAAAGCTTTGCTAGGAGAATACGAAACAGGAAGAATTGGGGACAGGCTAGTCAGCTGGAAAACAGTACGAAGCAATAGGTTGGATAGCAAAGCATTAAAAGCAGCACATCCAGAGATATATCAAGAGTTTGCAAGGGAAAGTTCGCATAGAAGATTCTCGATTAAGTAAAGGAGGAATACAAAGTGACAGTTAATCAATCAGATCTTAAAAATAAGTTAGCCGAAAAGGCAAAAACACCAGCTAAAACCGGAAATACTGTATTTGATTTAATCAGAAAAATGGAACCTGAAATCAAAAGAGCATTACCCAAGCAAATAAGCCCAGAACGCTTTGCAAGAATTGCTATGACAGCAGTAAGAAATACGCCTAAACTACAGGCGTGCGAACCGATAAGTTTTATAGCTGCGCTTATGCAATCGGCTCAATTAGGATTAGAGCCAAATACTCCACTAGGACAAGCATATCTAATTCCATACGGCAAAGAAGTTCAATTCCAATTAGGTTACCAGGGCATGCTTACATTAGCATATAGAACCGGAGAATATCAAAGTATATATGCTATGCCTGTATATGCGAACGACGAATTCGAATATGAATATGGACTTAACGAGAAGTTAGTCCATAAACCAGCGCCAGACCCTGAAGGCGAACCAATTTATTATTACGCGGTATACAAACTTAAAAACGGTGGGCATGGATTCGTTGTAATGAGTAGGCAGCAAATTGAAAGGCATCGAGATAAATATTCGCCATCTGCAAAGCAAGGTAAATTCAGTCCATGGAATACTGATTTTGATAGTATGGCTAAGAAAACAGTGCTTAAACAACTATTGAAGTATGCTCCAAAGAGTGTTGAGTTCGCTAGTCAGGTAGCTGCAGACGAAACAATTAAGACCGAGATAGACGAGGATATGAGCACCGTACCGGGCGAGTATATCGACGTTGAAGGCAGCGTGGTGGAAGAAGAAGAGCCGCCGGCAGCTGGCAAATAACAAGACCGCCTACCCGTCTGAGTGGCTAGACAGCGCGATGACGGCGGGGCGTGGTGGGCCTTAAAAACTCACAATCTTTCGGATTGGGGATTGGTTCCATGGGAAAACGTACCTGTCGGGATTGCGAGCACCGGCGCAAAGACTGGTGCCGGATCACGGGGTTGGCGGTGGAGAAGGACCAGGTAGGGTGCTGGTGGTGGACCACAAATAAGTAGAGTTTCGGGGGAGGGGAGCCGGGGCTATGAGGCTGCGCAACAGGATGATTAAAGCAGCGTTTTGGACAGATACAGATTTACTTAAGCACCTGGATAGAGATGGCCGCATGTTTTACATTGGCCTTATCCAGTTAGCCGACGATTCAGGATGCTTAGAAGATGACATTTTAGCTTTTAAGATACATTTATACCCTGCTGACATGGATATTGATCTGGATTTTATTCAAAAGTATAGGGATAAGTTGGTGGAGATGGGGAAGGTGATCCCGTACGCAGCCGAGGGTAAGAAGTGCTTGTATCTCAAAAACTTCCACAAGCACCAAAGCCTCCGGTCCCCGGCTCCTCCTGAAGTGCCGCTACCTCCTTGGATTACATGGCAAGCTGGGGAAACACCAAGAAGTGCGGGCAGGTACATCGTAGGCGACCCTTACGGTCACCGTACGGTCACCGTAAGCTCATGTTACGGTGACCAACCAGAACCAGAAAGAGAACCAGAAGAGAAGGAGAAAGAGAAGAGAACGGAAGGGGGTCCGGGGGAAACCAAACAGCCGCCTCAGCCAGAGGCTTCGGCTGATTGTAACTTACCTCCTGATCCTGAGGATGGTGAAAAGAGCAACGGGGATAAAGGCAGTCAGGGCCCAGGTACTAAGAGCAAATCCAAGCCTAAGCGCAAGGCGAAGAACCCGGAGTATACCGCCGAGTTTGAGCAGTTCTGGCAGGCATACCCGCAAGGACGCAGGCTGGATAAGTTTGCTACGTTCAAAAACTGGTGTAGCCGGCTGAAAGAAGGGCTTGCTCCAGGAGATTTAATACGCGCGGCGTCCAACTATGCCGCCAACTGCCGCGCTGAAAATACTGAAACCAGGTACATCTTGCGGCCTACGACGTTCTTAGGCCCTAACCGGCGATGGGAAAGCTGGTTAACCTGGGTGCCACAAGCACGAGACGGGCCGTTGCTGACAGCTAACACCAAGAAAGCTATGGACTTGGTTGAGAAATACAGGCGACTGGAGGAGATGCACAGTGACCAGAGCGGAAACAGCAATGCTGTTGGCACTTATGGCAGCGGCGTGGCCGAAATTTGAGCCGGATGATGCCAAGGTGGCCTTATGGCATGAGCTCTTTGAAGATACGGATTTTCGAGTGGCCCAAGTAGCACTGAAGAAGCTGATGCTATCAAGCCCGTACCCACCAACCATAGCGGACATGCGGCGGGAGGTTCTAGCTGTCACTACTCCGCCAGAGGACCGCATCACTCCTGCTGAAGCCTGGGGAATGGTATCCCATGCAATCAGGGATTACGGCAGCTATCGCGAGCGAGAGGGACTAGAATCTCTACCGCCAGTGGTCCGCAAAACCGCCGAGTATATCGGCTGGCGGGAATTATGCTTGAGTGAAGAAGGGGAAATACTCAGAGCCCAGTTCATGCGCATGTTCCAACAGGTCAGCGAACGACGCCGGGAGGAGGTATTATTGCCGCCGGCTGTTCGGGAGCTAATAGGCAAGTTGGCCAGCGGTATGGATATGAGTAAAAAAGTGGACAAAAGGCCAGAGCTCAAGCTGGTAAGCGGAAAAGGGGGACCCAAACATGGCCAAGCGCAAGAAACGCAAACACCGTAAGTGGACCGATAACGAGATCCAGTACATGCGCGAGAACTACGGCCCACTCTCAGCAAAACAGATAGCAAACCGACTGGATCGGCCGGAAGCTAGCGTGTATAAAAAAATAAGGGCACTGGGCATTAAGAAGTACGGCGGAGATAATCATAGTATTGTGCCTGCCAGGATTAATTGCAATGATTTATTGGCCAGGTGGCATCCTGGTGACCGAGTCCGGGTAACACTGCCTAGCATCCCTGGCCTAAAAAAGACCGGCGAGAGCAGATGGACCAAACGGGTATACACAGGCCGAGTGCTCCAGGTGCATGAGCGGTACATTTTGGTCCAATTCCCGGGCTGGAAGGAATGTGTAAACGTTGGCACACTTATCAGTGGTGAAGCACAGATTGAGCCATTGGAAAGGAGGCCCCTAGCATGGCAGCACAGCACAAACGCCCAGGCCGAGAGGCCAGGCTGAGACGGCAGCGGCGAGCGCGGGAGCGCGAACGGTGGCGCAATGACGTAGTGGTAAGGCGGCCATACCCCGGCGAAGGCTGGGATCACGGGCTTAGCCCGGGGTGGCTGATGATGATAGGAGAATTGCCTGAGAAGGAGAGACCGGCGTGAACGAGATCAGTTGCCGTACCTGTAGGCATTTTGCCGGTATCCCCGACGGCGCAGGTGGTGGCACATATTACTGCCGAAAATTCCCGGGCTTGGTGCTAGGCGAGTGGGGACATTGGATCGGGAACGACGAGCCGAATATAGCGAATGAAGATTGTTGGGAGGGTGAAGCATGACAACGCGACAAGACCTAGACGCGGCCCGCCTAGCGTGGAAACAGGCCAAGCTGCGGCTAGACGCGGAGACAGACCCTGACCTTATCGACGCTGCTATCTACGAGATGCAGGCGGCTGAAAAGCGTATAAGCGTAGCGTGGAAAAGGATTCGGGCTGAGATGATGGTGGGGAGGGGTGAGCGTGCTAGCTGAGCAGGTACAACAGCATGAGACGGTGGCGGAGCGTTTCGACCGTATAAGGCAAAGACTAGCGTCTATCCCTGAAGACAAGGTGCTAGTAAGTCAGCAAGGTAGGAGCGATAGTATTTGCTGGGAGTGTGCTAACTGCTCCCCGAGCAAGTGCGACTGGGTGGACGAACTTCTGCCAATGTGGGATAAGGCTATAAGGGTGAGCAGTTCCGGACAATCGACCGGCCCCTATGCGTACAGAGTGCAGGAGTGCGGGTTTTTTGAGCAGGAGGAGGGATAGGGTTGAATAAACGCGTAGAGCAGCAAATGACCGAATGGTCGGTAAAAACACACCTATCACCACAGAGACGACATTCTATGATGGTTTTGGTGAAGTGGTGATGCGGAAGACCGAAGAAACGCCGAAGGGTAGGAGTTGAGCACATGAGCTTCACACATGCAAACCGAGGCCGCCCTTTAGAACAACTTTTAGAAAACATAAACCGGATATACCAACAAAAAGGTATAGCCATGATCCACAAAGTACCCACGGCCTGGATACCCATCCGCGACCGCAAAGGCAAGATAGCAACGGCCAAGGTAGACCGCAAGGCCAGCGTTGACTTTCTCGGTGTGTACCTTGGCCGGGCCGTGGCCTTCGATGCTAAGTACACGGACGCTAAGCGCATGAGGTGGGACAGGCTGGAGGAGCACCAGAGAGAGTTCTTGGACGCTTGGGGCGCAGCTGGCGGCATCTCATTCGTGCTGGTAGGCTTCACGCTGCAGCAACTTTATGTAGTGCCGTGGGAGTGGTGGCGACGCGGCTATGAGAAGCGGCAGGCAGGCAAAGGGATGGCATCTTTTACGGCGCGGGACTTGAACCAGGGGTGGCTAGTAGGGGCGGACAGGATACCGCTGGATTATCTGGCGGTTTTAGATAAGGAGGCTGCACAAGATGGCGAAGAAGAGGCGGAGACGGCTTAGTCCTGATATGCAGGAGCAGTATGCAGAGCGCTTCGAGTTGTGGGCCAAGGGGGCAAGCGATGGCGAGATAGCCGATGCCCAAGGCCTGCACCCGTCCACTATCCATGCGTGGCGCAACAAGGAGAGGCTGCCGGTAAACGAGCCTATTACATGCCCGTACTGCATACCGCATGAGCGCATGGATGGCGTGCTAGTTAGTCCGGGTAAAGACCTATACCGCTACTGGAAATGCCCGAAATGCGGTGGGGAGTTTTGGCCGGATGATAGGGAGAAGGAGGCGGGCTAGATGATCTGCACCTGCCAGAGCCAGGGCAATTAGAAAGCTGGCGGTGCGACTTTTTGGAATAGGGATGGTGGAGGACTTATGATAACACCAACACAGTTTATTTATCAGGCCGCACAAAAAACACCCAAGGTAATTACTCCTTCAGGGAAGGAAATTGAATATACATTTCCTGAAGTTCCGGAATGCAAAGATGATTTATGCTGGCTGTGCGGAGGAAAAACAAACGGCAAAGGCACACCAAAGAAAAAGACAATCAAACCGACATTCACGGATCATCCGCTTGCAAGAGCACCGATGAGCCAAAGTATTTGCGTAGCTTGCACCTGGGCACTATCAGAAAGAAGCCTCAGGAATTACTCGATTCTTGCCACAGCGGAAGGCTTATATCATCCATCAAGGGAAGAAATACAAAAAATCTGCTTATCGCCACCAAAGCCGCCATTTCTCCTCACAATAGCAGTATCTGGCCAGAAATGGCTGCACTTTAAGACAAAAATCAATTACAACAATACTGCCTTTACAGTCGCTTTTGAAGACATGCTGACAACAGTTATACCGATACAATTTGCCACAATGACAAAATACATTGAGTTGCTCTACAATGGTGGATTTACGAAGGATGAAATACTATCTGGTAAATACAACAGCTCAAGGATTTTGGCATACAACCTTATAAGATTCATGGAGCATGAAGAAAAAATACGTGACTCTCGAGGCAGTAGGCAATTTGAATTGGCGGTATTTCTAACCCAAAAGAAGGAGGGAAAATAAATGTATTACGGTTTTGATACTTCGGATGAAAATGCTGCGATAGGGGCGTTGCTTGTTTATGGCATCTATCGCAGCAGGGATGTGAAGCGGTTCAAAGTCACACCGGATATGTGGGGAATGATTGAAAGAGCAGTAAAATCAAGCGCAAAAAGGGCTATGGATTTGAATGACTTCATTGAAAAACTCAAACCGAAACTTCATTGCAGTACTATCAAACCTCAATTTATGAAAACGGACCTGGACACTTTCACCATGTATCGCGATCTTGACACCGGAGAAATCTATCATCTTCAGGACGAAGGAAAACGAGAATTTTGGGTGAGACTCCTGGAAGAATGCGACCACGAAAAAGTATTAGAGAGACTTTATCAAAGAACAAGCCTGATAATAGCCCTAATAAGAGACAGGCTCGAAAGAGAACGGCCACTTGAAATTAAAGGAATTATAAAGGAAAAGGAGGGCATTATTGATGTTGAATAACAAAAGATTAAACGGTTATCTTGATGGTGTTTATACCTTACTTGCTCCACTTTCACACATAGGGGAAAGTCATGGCCCAGATAGTTACCTTGCAACTCAAGACATTATAGGCTCTGACGGAGTGCCGGTCGAGGTATTTGTATATTCGGGCAATGCCATAAGAGGAATGTTCAGGGACTGCGGAAGCAAATATTTCCTCGACAAAATCAGTTCAGGCTCAATATTGCGGATACCACTTCAGATGTTTTATTTTCTCTTTTCCGGTGGAAGCATAGGCGGTGAACAGTCTATAGACATAGACCAAGCCCGAAAAATACGCGAAACAATACCTATAGCAAGTATATTTGGCGGTGGAGTCGGAAACCAGATACTGCCTGGAAAATTATGCGTCAATGATGCTTGGCCCATTGCAAAAGAGTGTGCTCACTTCATTCCAAAAGAATATTTACCAGACGAACTTATTTCGTGGCGACAAATGACCACTGAGCGGAGCTACACAAGAACTGACGACGCAAAGGACGAGAGAAAAAGAGAATACATTTTCGATGAAAATATAAAGGCTATTGAAGGTGGCCAAATGAAATTACTGGATACAACAGATGAAAACAAGAAAAAGAAAAAAGAAGATGCGCCAATACAGATGAGATATACCGTAGAGGTTTTACAAGCCGGTTCGAGATTGTATCACAGAATAGATGTTCGGGATCTAACCGAAATTGAAATGGGAGCACTGGTATCAGCTATAGTTGAATGGAGCAAATCTCCATATATCGGCGGCATGTCACGCATTGGATTGGGCAGGGTTGTGTTAGAGTATAAATGGCATCCGGTGGGAGAGGAACCGGAACATTTCATCGAAGTATCGGACAAATTGCTTTTGGGCAATACAGCTCGTGAAACAAAGGCAAAATATGATGAATACCTAGGTAAATATGTTGAATATCTAGAAAACCACAAAGAAAGTCTGGTGAAGATGCTTGAAGCTTGAACCTATAAAAGTCACCGCAAAAATGATGACTGGGCAGGTTGCTACAACCGATGGCTACCTGCCGTTAGATGGCATACTTGCGTATGTGTGGGTGAAAGAAAATCATCCAGAATTATTAGAGGGTGATGCTGGAAAAGCAGCTCCCATTGTAGTTGACCATAAATTGCCCATAGAAAAACGCGGGCAAGGTGATGACTGGTATTGGGCTTGTTCTTTTGCCTGCTATATGCCGCTCAAAGAAACAAGGCGATATTGGCACAAAAGATTTGATGCACAACATGCAGAAGAATACGTTGACTTTGGAAACCGCAGAGGAAAAGTCAATGTAAGAAGTGCTCAATACAAAAACTATCGAATACCGCTCAATATCCTTCTTATACCAGAGATAGCATGGTATCTTGTAGGAGACAAAGCAGAAGTGGAGCGCATGGTAAATCAAATCACTCATATTGGGAAAAAAGCATCCCAAGGCCTTGGTTTAGTCAGAGAATGGACTGTTGAATCAATCGACGAAGATTTGAGCTGGCTCCGCCCCGTGCCCGATGAAAATGGCGACGATTACGTCGGGATTCGCCCGCCATATTGGTATCATGAGAACTTCCGAAAAGTGAGGTGCCCGGACGATGCAAGATTGGGAGCGAGAAACCTTTTTATTACATGCCAGACAAGAGGGATATCGCAGGCGTAAGGAAGAAGCAAAAAATATAGTAAAACAGGCCATGGCAGAATATCCGGGAATATGGGCAGTTGCATACAGTGGGGGGAAGGACAGCACCGTCCTTCTTCACATTCTGCTTGAAGCCGGTTGGAAAGGGCCGATGGTGTTGTATTATTATAGTGAGATAGAGAACCCACTTGAAAATATAGAAATGGCAAAGCGTGAATCAAAAGAACATGGATTAGAGTTGCATATCCTTGACTGCAAAGAATCTAGTTCGCTTGAAGCATTTAGGGAAGCTGGACATTTATTTATTTACCCAGCAACCAAAGAAGAAAAGCGCATCGTAAACATAGTAGATACAGCATTCAGGAAGAAAGTCGACAACTTCGCACATGAAATGGGCTTTGCGGGCATGTTTCTGGGCCTTCGTCGGGATGAATCAAACAGAAGGGCAATGTCACTTGCAAAAACAGGCCCAATATATCAGACAAAAAGCAGAAATATAGCAACAAGCTGCCCACTTCATAATTGGAGTGGCGATGATATTTGGGCCTACATTGTAGAGAATCATCTACCATATTTAGCCTGCTATGATACTCCAGGATATGATAGGCGAAGATTGAGAAACGAAATTAATTTGCTATGCGGTAAAAAATCTATGAGTTTAGGGCTAATGGAGCAATATAAGCGAACATATCCTGACCTATATAAAAAATTAGCAATGGAATTCCCGGAGATAGATACATGGATAGGCAGAGA